GAAGGATTATCTAATGTTGAAGAAAATCCTAGGAATGATATTGAAAAAGATATATCGTTAAAGCCTTCATATAAAAAAAATATTACTGAAACGATAGAAATACCACCAATTAAATATTTTGGTGCGAGTTACGAGATTACTGTGTGGTCATCTTTCACACAACAAATGAACAAAATATTGGAAGCGATCATAAGTGCTTACACACTTAATCCTGGGCAGCAATTTCGTATTGAATCTGATAAAGGATATTGGTTTCCTGCATTCGTTGAACAATCATTTTCACAAGACTCAAATTATTCAGACTTTACAGATGCTGAAAGGTATACAAAATATACAATGACATTGAGTGCAACAGGATATATTATTGCACCAAATATAGAAGGTGGAAAGACTGCTTTAAGATCATTCATGAGTGCACCGGAAGTTTACTTTGATGTTGTAAGTGATTATACAGACGTTGAAGGTAAAGAAGGCGCAATACAAGATCCTTCTGCAGAGGCTTCTGTCTTTTCAAATTTATTGACTGAAGATGGAGAGTTGCCTGCACAAACAATTGGAGGAATTAGTTTAGATAATGCAACAGGTTTATATGAAACAGACAAGTCAAACATATCAGTTGTAGGTGGATCTAATAAAAACGAAGAGACTGTAGGTGAAAGAGGAACAGACTTCAGTAAAAAGAGAAAAACTTTTGTTAAAAACGATAAAGGTGAATTAATTCCTGTGATGGCAAAAGTATCTAGAGGTAAAGGTGAAACAGTATACGATTCAAAATTAGGTGAAGTTTTATTTAATATTTCGCTAGACGATTAATAATTAAGATGTAATATAATATTTAATTAATGAACGTATAATATTTAGGAGAATAATCATGGCTGAGCAGACATTTAAGTCTCCAGGATTTTTTGAAAGAGAAATTGAGGTTATTAGTAGACCTCTTGTTGTGAATAACGCAACACCTGTAGGCATTATTGGTCCCGCATCAAAAGGACCAGCCTTTGTACCCACTACAGTTTATAATGAAACAGAATTTTATCGAATTTTTGGAAGCCCAGATCCTCGTAGACCTTCACTACACGCTGCGGCTGAATACTTTAGAAATGGTGGAGAAGCAGTAACATTCTGTAGAGTATTAGGTGGTGGCTTCGGATCAACTCAATCAAATGCAGGTTTTCAAATTAAAGGTGTAGAACACACAGACGTAGCGCAAAGAGCAAGAGGCTCAGTACAATTTATCGTTGCTAATCATGACGTTAATAATGCTGAGCACGTTACAGTAGGTATGCTTAACGATAATGATTCAATTACTACAGCTGGCGACTCAGATCCTAGTGATGGTGTTGGTGCTGGCAGTGATATGGATGCTCAGCTTATTAGAGCAATGATATTCATGCATAAAGAATATACAATGAGAATATCACCAACAGCTGGTGCTATTGATGTTGCTGATGATATAGCAGCAGCAGCATCTGATACAAAATTCAAGTTGCTTATATATAAAAAAGGTGCTGATGAATCTGATCCAAGTGTCGGTGGTACAGTTATTGCTACTTATACTGTCTCGCTTGATCCAGATAGTGACTCATACATTGAAAAAGTTTTAAATACAGATCAATTTAAATTGGAAGATAAGTTTCATTATTTATATGCACATTTTCCAATTGATGAGTCTGTAGCATCTACAGCTACTGAAAATATTGCCTTGTTAAAACCAGAAACTACTTCAATGGATAAATTTGGTGACTTTAAATCAGCATTTAAGTCACCAAAAACAACAAAATTTATTTCACAACCTTTTGGTAGTTCTGAGTATGATTTGTTTCACTTTGAGTCTTTAGATGATGGTGAATATGCAAATAAAAAATACAAGATTTCTATTGCTGATTTAAGAGCTTCAACAGATCCTAATTACAAGTATGGAACGTTTACTGTACAATTAAGATCATTATATGATACAGATGATGCACCAGTAATCTTAGAATCTTATAGCAGATGTTCATTAGATCCAAACTCTGATAGTTTTGTTGCCAGAGTTATTGGTGATCAAAAGCTTAGACTAGCTTTAGATGCTAGTTCTGATGATGAAAAGAGACTAGTTAGAGAAGGTACCTTTGAAAATCAATCAAAGAGAATTCGCGTTGTAATGTCTGATGATGTTATTCGTGGAGAAGTACCAGATACTGCACTTCCTTTCGGCTTTAGAGGTGTTCCTTTCTTAAAAACAACGTCAACTGGAAAAGATGCAGGAGATGCATCAGCAACATCACTGTTAGAAGGCAAAGATGCAGGAGCCGGAGATAATAATTCAGTAAAAGATATTGATAGTTTAACACGAGTAAATGCAGATCAATTAAATTTTGGAATTTTGCCTCCTTTACCTTATAGACTTAAAGTAACTTTAGGTGATATGAGAAACGCATCTGGAGCTTATTTCCAAACTTATCTAGGTGAGGCATCAAGTAATAGCGAAGCAGCTAAAACAAATTTATATTGGGGTTTAAATACAAGTAGAATTACTGATATTAATAATCCTAATAAACCTAACAATGCATTGGCATTTAATAAAGTTGTTGAGAATTTAACAAAGCTTTTAGGTAATGACACTGATTTATATGTTTCAGGATCTGCTGCTGATGCATTTAATAACAATAAGTTTAGTTTGGCAAAAGTTGCATTTTCAGAATCAACAGTTTCAAGCATTTCTAGTTCAGTTTTAGATGCATTTAAAGAAGCAGTATATATTAGAAATGCTGATGTTGGTGCAGACAATGCAATATATTCAGCAGCTGACAATACTATTTCGATGTCTGGTACTGATGATCCTTTCTTGGCAGAGTTAAGTTCTGTAGCTTCAGATGCTTTGATTGTAGGCACAACTTACGAAATATTAACTGTTCCAGACGGAGCAGGAAATTCAGGTATAACAGATAATTCTGTAGGTGCAATATTTACAGCAGAAGATACTACAACAGGTGATGCTAATGGAACAATGAGACCACTTACAAACATTAGAGCTACATTAGCTAAAGTTTTAGCTGAAGATACAACTAAGTTTAATAAATTCTCTATAATGGCCAAATTTACAGCTCCTTTTTATGGTGGTTTTGACGGTGTTAACATAATGGACAAGGACTCATATTACTTTACAGATAGAGCTTCGTCAATAGAGACAAACGGTGGCAAGGCTCAAAGTGGTGGTTATGCGAGTGGATTATCACAAACAAATGACGCTACTACAAGAATGCAAGGTGATGAATTAGAAAATAATATTGTTGCTTCATATATGAATGCTGTTAGAGTTATGTCTGATGAGATGGTAGTTGATCACAATGTATTAGTTATTCCAGGTATTAGAGATGAAATAATTACTGATTTCGCTGCTAGAAGAACAAGAGATTATGGTAAAGCTATTTATTTAATGGACATACCTCATTATACACCTTCTGCAAATCGTTTATTTACTGATGCGGATGGTTTAGTTAGATATTCTGACGGAAGTTCTGATAAAAAAGGTCGTGCAGACGTTGATCAAACAAGTAGCCAATTCGATTCAAGAGAAGTTAATTCTAGTTATGTTGCTTCATATTTTCCAGATGTTATAATTGAAGATAGTGGTGATGATGAAAATGCAGCATTGACAAATAGAAGATTAGTACGTGTTCCATCAAGTGTTGTTGCATTAGGTGCACTAGCTAGAACTGATGCTATTTCACAACCTTGGTTTGCACCAGCTGGTTTCTCTAGAGGAGCTTTAGAATCTGTATCTTCAATTGATGTAAGATTGAATGCAGCTGATAGAGATACTTTATATGAATCAAGAATTAATCCTATTGCAAACTTCCCAAATAATCAATTTGTAATCTTTGGGCAGAAAACAACACAAATTCAGGCAACTGCTTTGGATCGTGTTAACGTAAGACGACTTATGATTGCTATTAAGAGAAGAATCCAAAAGATTGCTCAAGGACTTTTATTCGCACAGAATGATGCACAGACAAGAGCGAACTTTGTTGCAAGAGCAAGTCAACAATTAGCGCAGATTCAAATTAATCAAGGTATTGAAGATTTCCGCGTAATTATGGATGATACAAATAATACAGACGAGGATGTAGATAACAATAGATTAAATGGTAAAATTATTGTTGTACCGACAAGAGCTGTTGAATTTATCGCAATGGACTTCATCATTACAAATAGTGGTGTAGAATTCCCATCATAAGTATAGTTATAATTAAATAAAATAATAGGAGAATAAATCACATGGCTGGACAAGGCTCAGCAAGAGTAACTTTAAAAGAAATTGACTTATCACAAGTAAGTAGTCAGCAATTATTACCACAAGGTGTTCCAGCTGCTGTTGTAGGTCCTGCGAGAAAAGGTCCAGCCTTTGTCCCGCAAACATTTGCCAATATGCAACAGTTCAGCGAAACATTCGGTAATATGCTAGAAAGAAATAGAGAAGCTAACTCTAATCTATTTGGTCCTTTAGCATTAAATCAATGGATGCAAAATTCACAAGCAGGTACATACCTACGCGTTTTAGGTGTTGGTGACGGTCTTGCTGCAACATATAATAAAGTCACAGATTCTGGTTTCGTTGTAGGATCACAACAAGTCCAATCTAATGGTTCTGTTGGTGTTAATCCACATGCAACAATTGACGGTGGCGCAGAAGCTGATGCAGTTACAGCTGCAAGAACTCATTTTCTTGGCTGTTTTATGAAAAGCAAAGCTAATAGTGACTACTTAGAAGATGCAGGAATTGCTACGTCTGCTGAAGCACAGCCTGTTATTCGAGGTGTTTTAATGCTTCCGCAAGGTGTTAAATCAACACTAGACGTATTTAGTGATTTAACAGGAGTAACTGGTCTAAAAAACGAAGACGGTACAGCAGGAGATGCAACTGAAGCCAATATAAGAGCTGTTAAAATAAGCACGGCAAGTTATGGTGACGGTGCAGCAGCTGATAAATTTGTTGGGTATGAAATTGGTAATGTTGACGGTCAAAAATTTAAGTTGCTTTTAAACGGTTTTAAAAACGAAGAGTATCCTGTAGTTTACGAT